ACATCGGCAAAGACGCAACGATCAGCGCGAACCGTCCCTGTATTTTCGATGGACACAATATCCGAAACAGCCTCGGGAACAGTAACGCTCCAGGTTAAAGTAGGATGAGTCCCAGTCTGAACTTGGGTCGGATAAGCGCTTAGCGTCCCAACGGGAATGACCGGAGACTCTTCCTGTCCCAGCATCAAAACTGGAGCCGCCGTCAAAGCAGCGACCAATGAGGTGAATAATTTATTTTTGTTGTTCATTTATTTTAATTGGATACCAGCTACCCGAAAAGGTAGCCGGTGATCCAGTGGTTATTCTATTCAGAAAGAAATTCTTTTTCCGATTTACCGTTAATATCAAACACCTTTGGTTGAAGTTCCTCGGGTATTTCCCTTTCAAGTGTAATTGAAAGAACTCCGTTTGCAAGCGTTACACCTTTAACTTGAACGTGCTCGGCAAGGTCAAAGGATTTCTCGAACTTTCGAGTTCCAATACCTTTATGCAAATACTCAACATCGCTAGATGCGGAATCGTTACCTTCAATTTTAAGCTGACTTTTATCAAGAGTAACCTTAAGGTCTTCTTCTTTAAAGCCTGCTACTGCAATCGCAATTTCAAATGCGTTATCCGAATGTTTAATAACATTATGAGGTGGATAAGTTTGATTGTTTTGCGATGATTCAATTCGATCAAAGAATTGATCGAACCCTACTGTCCACGAACGTGGGATACTATATGCTGTCATTTGTTTTCTCCTTGTATTAAGCGAGTTTATGTTAGTCGGAACCCCGAAGGCATTCCTATTGACTGACCTTCTTGGCCAATCAAAATTGTGTTGTGCATTTAACCGTAAAAGGCAGTCTTTGTAAAGAGTATGTCGTTTGCACCGTTGTCTCCGTCAAGATCTTCAGTTGCATATATCTCTTCATCATGGTCCTTGCGAACAAAGATACTTTTATTACCCTGTATAGCAATTACATTATCCTCCGATACATCATATCCTGAAGAACCAGAAGGTTGTAGATGGATATACCGAACTTGGGACTGGGTATTTTGAACAAATACCTGCTGAGCTTCTTCAAGCGTTGTAGCACTCCCTTGCCCTTCAGCATAGGTGGCTAATCCAAGCGGATGAATCTTCATTTGTATTAAGCGTAAAAGCCGGTCTTTGTAAAGAGGACGTCAGTGGCGGCACCTGTTCCACCGGAGGCGGTGGAAGCAAAGATTTCATCATCATTATCTTTACGAACCAAAACACTTTGATTTGGCTGCAAGTAAAATGATGCAATGCGCGTTCCTGTACTACCTTCTTCAACATGAATGTAACGGCCGGAGGAGGAAGTGTTCTGAACAAGTACCTGCTGTGAACGATCAATCGTGGAAGCTCCGGCTGTAAGAGAAGCGGTTGCTGCAATATTTAAAGGATTAATTTTCATGTGTATTGTTATTTATACAAAATGTTATTTATACTGTTTCTTAACATTACCAATTGAATATTTTTCCTTTAAGTTCCAATTGGGCTTATCAGCAAAAGAGATGATCTTAATCTTTTTTAGATCTGTGGTTTCGGTTATCTGATCGCGCTTGGCAAGGCGAATCAAACCCCAGTCAGAAAGAAGAATTGAAATTGTATTCCTTCGTCGCAGGTCATCAAGTGTAAAGTCTGCGCCTTTGCCATCTAGCATAAAAAGCTCTTTGAAGTGGAGGATAAAGTACCTACCTTGTTTATGAAGAATGTGGCAGCTTTGAAAAAGAGTGTTTCCATCTCGTTTTGAAGCAACTCCAATCCGTGAAAGAGTTTCTTTCACCTTTAAGAAATCGTCAGGTTCGTTTAAGTAGACCTCGAGCATATCCTCGGGTCGCCAATCAATGTAATCATTCTGTGAATCATTATTCATAATCTTATTTATTAATCTATTTCTTCCCGCCTTTATCTCTAAGTTTATGAAGCTCGGCTAATGCGGATTCTGTGAATAGCGGAAGGACTTCCCGCGCCTTTTCAGAGCTGTATCCATAATGTTCTTTAATAACCTCAACGTCCTTATCATCAGGTACCGCCTTAAACCATTTGCTAAATCTTCGACGAGGCCTGATTGTATTTCGTAAAAAGTCATATTGCATTCTTGCAGGAAGAGCTGCGTACCGATTCATCTCATTAGCAAAAAGAATCGTGTCTTGGAAATAAGACAACGAGCGATTAACCATAAACGGAACATACGCCTTTTCAGGTGAATCAACCGACACAGCTTCTTCACTGTATGCGGTGGCATCCTCGAGAATATCCTTTGACTTTGGACCACTGTTAATGTTTGAAACAATGTCGAAGAAGGAGAGCTTTTTTTCTTTTTTAGCCATCTTACTTCTTCCAAGTTACGTTAGCCATCAGCTCCGTCATGCACGCGACCATGTTCAGCTCTTTGTCAGCTACAAAAGCTGCTTTATATTGATAGTCAGCAAGAATAAGAACTGCGGAAGGAATCCCACTTGCGGTGGCATGGTCGCTTAAGACATCATAGATCTTTCGAAAGATGGCCGACGTATCTAGTGCTGCGTTGTTAGCAACCCAAGCTCGCATTGACTTAAAGTCTTTTGACTTGAGATGGGTAATCACTTCAGCAACAGATTCATCGCTGTTACCAATAAGAATGGCTGCGGGGATTTCACCGCTGCTGCCGTAACGTTGACACTCACCAATTACTCTCCGCCAATCAGGTGCGTGACGAATAATAAGTTCGGCAATAACCTTTTCATTATAAGTGACGCCTTCCTTGTCAAGGATACTTTTAAGGCGGCCCATGAATTGGCTTGCAAGACCAGCAAGTTGTTTCTTGTTTGTGTTAAACTCAACTACCGCGCATCGGCTATGAAGAGGCTCGATAAGTCGGTTCTTAAAGTTGCACGTAAGAATGAATCGGCAGTTATTACTAAACTCCTCGATAAATCCACGAAGTGCGGGTTGGGTACTTTGGGCGTTGAGGTAATCGGCCTCATCAAGAATGATAACCTTAATACCTCCGGTAAGACTAACGGTACTTGCGAATTGTTTGATCTTGTTGCGAAGAACGTCAATCCCACTTTCCTCTGAGCCGTTGATTAGCATCCAATCTAATCCAAGCTCGTTACACAGCGCTTTGGCAACGGTTGTCTTACCCGTCCCAGCGGTTCCAGAAAGAAGCATGTTATGCAACTCTCCGCTTTTAACGATTCCGTTGAATGTGTCTTTAAGGTCTTTAGTAAGAACACATTCGTCAATAGTTTGGGGTCTGTATTTCTCGACCCACAAGAATTCACTTTTACTCATGATATTATTATAATAAAATTAGGGGTTTATGTAAAGGTTAATCTGTCATAAGATGAACCAGTTCAAAGGTGCATAGTAGTATTATGACACCTCCGTATATTCCAAAAAAGGTTTCGTGTGACATAATTAGTAAGTGGGCCCGGTAGGATTTGAACCTACGACCAAGGGATTATGAGTCCCCTGCTCTGACCACTGAGCTACAAGCCCTCTTAGGATCTAGGATCTGAAAACTCCTAAAAGCCTTTTAAGAATTCCAGGCTTGGGAAGTTGCTCGCACTCTTTATCACAAATGTCAACAAATGTAATTGGAACAATATCTTCAGGATTTTTCGCTGCTCTCTTAGCAGCATTAGCCAGTTCGGTTGAGGTGAATAGCAAAGGATCATTGTCCTCGATAAACACCTGAAAGTATTCACTAGAAGCAGAAGTTCTAGCCTTTCGATTTGGTACCTTACAGACGTAAGCGCGGGATTGCGTTGGCTGTTCTTTCATAATTAGTAGTTATAATAATAAGACGGACGTTGGAAATTTTCACGGTCGTAATTATAAGGATAATAAGTTTGGCGATTGTAATTATAATATGGTTGCCGATCGCGATTATAATAAGGTTGGCGGTTGCGATGAGCTCGGTTCTTGGACATTTCCGATCCGGCCACCGCACCTACGGCACCACCAATAAGAGCGCCAGTCTCATCACCAACGAGATAGCCAATACCCGCACCAACGGCACCACCAGACACAGCACCGCGTTCACCGGGTGTGCAGGAGACTCCAAGAAGTGCGGATGCGGAGAGAAGAGAAAGTATGAATGTTTTTTTCATAATGGATTTAAGTTATAATTATACTAGGTTTTATTCAGCAAAGTTAAACTCAAGTTGCTCGAGTTCTGCTTCGGTTGCTTTGCCTTCTTCGCCCTCGCCTTCTTCATCTGGAGGAGTAGGAAGATGCGCAACTAGTCGAGTAAAAAGATCGCCAACCACACTCAGTTCTTCGGCCTTAAACGCACCCCGCTTTGAGCAAATGTCGATAAGCTGGGCCATGGTTGCAACGTCCGTAAGAATCACGGGCACGGTTGAATTGATTTGTTCTTCAGTCATATTTTATATATCAGGCTGTAAATGTGGAAGACTTCTCAAGAGCGATATAGTACTCAATAGGAGCAACAGTGTTTTCCCAACGGGAGATAAACTTGGAGCTAATATCGACATTATAATCGCCGGAAACTACACGGATGTTAGAGATAAGAAACTGAAAGTCAAACTCAGACTTACAATCGTTGTCTTCATCAACCACCATATCAAAAGTATTGGCGGAAGAGTTTTTACTGTCAGTAACGCTAAGATTGATAACACCTTCTTTACCAACTACAGAAACAACAGAATGACCAAGAACAGCTGCGGCTTTGCGGACCTGTGTAAGCTGATCTTCAGTTACGGTAACAGATACTTCAGCATCAGGCATCTTGATCTGACTGGTTGGAGCTGTAAGAATCTCGGGATCAGCAAAACGATAAGAAGCTTTACTTCGGCCATTCTTTAGCACGACACTGTCATCGTTAAACTCAAGAGTGGGGTCGCCAACAAGATTCACAACGTTAATGAATTCGTTTAGATCGTAGATGCCAAAGTCGCTCTTAAAAGGTTCAGGGATTGTTGCTTTGGCAAAAACATTCTTGGCTTCTGCGATAGTTGAGAGAGGCTCATCGGCCTTCACAACAAGGTTTGGATTAATACTTGCGAAGTTCTTAAGTACTTCGAGTGTTTCAGTTGATAGTGTTGTCATATTCTATATTATATACTATTTTGGTTTATTTGTAAATAAAAAAATGGTGGCTGGGCACCACCACAATACCCAGCCACCCTTCTAAGGAGCATTAGGAATGCTGCTTAGGTGTACCCAAACGATAGCGGCTAACACGCTCGCCATTAGAGTCGTATCGGCTATTAAGATAAATCGGAGCACCTTGCTCGTAGCGAAGGGTATTCACCACACGATACGGATCTGAGATCCCTGCGTTATAAAGGTCGATCGGGGAAGGTTCGTATCCGGCTTCGAGGGCGGTCATTACCGCTTCCTTTTGCGTCTTCACGAGAACGAGTTTAGTTAATCGGTTGATTTGTCTTTTTGTCATATTGATTATATGTTGTTTATTGTAGGCGGCCTGATTTGTTATAGATTGGCTCAGACCGAAGCCAAGTTGTTAAATTAGAAAGGGACTGGACCTTCAGCAGGAGTATTATCAGCAGTTGCTGTTTCCTCAGTTGTAGCAGCAATTCTGTCTTTAATAATCTGACAGTATTCTTCTGAGTATTCAACACCAACTGAGTTGAATCCCAGTTCTTTTGCTGCAATAAGAGTAGTACCACTGCCAGCAAATGGATCATAGACAGTACCACCCTTTGGTGTAATGAGTTTGATAAGGTACTTCATTAACTCAAGATTCTTCACAGTAGGGTGATCATTTTTGATAGTTCTATTGTGAGTTCTTTCTTTCACAGAACTTTTGGTAGAGTAGAAGAACCTACTAGCAGTACCAGAATCACAGTAAGTGGTTTCACCAATGTATCCACCCCCACCAAAAACTCCACCATCATACTGCCTACCTTGATAGTCTTCGACTCCATAGTTCCTAGACCATCCGTTACCACGGTCTCCAAACTTAGCAAAATGTTCTTCCACTTCTTCACTTCCATCGTGCAGAACATTACCTGGCCAACGTCCAGACTCTAAACGAGTATCTTCAATGTTAATACCACCAACACCATGAGTTTGACAATTCTTTACAATAGTCTTCTCTTCAATTGGTTTCTGAGCAAGAAGAATAGGTTCATAACATGGTTTGAGACCAGTTCCCCATCCTTTCCAAGCAGGATCTTTCTTACCAATGTTCTGACTCTTCGGCATACCCTGCCCATACAACCACATCAAAACATCTTTAATCTTAAGACCAGAGTCTTCCACAGCGCACACGAGTCTATGGAAAGTCTTAGAAGCACCAAAGATCAAAAGATGCCCTCCAGGTTTCAGAGTCTTAGCAATCGATTGCCAGGTCTCTACCTTAAAAGCAACACAGTTTTGATACGAATCCCACCCATTGCCTAGGTACTCAATACCATATGGAGGATCAGTTACGATAGAATCAAACAGTTCTCCATCATAGTTGTTTGAGAAGAGAACACAATCATCATTATGAAATTCAGAGGTAGGCATCAAAGGTCTCCCGGCGTTATTTATGTTGTTTATTGTAGGCGACATAATTTATTATAGGTTGGCTCAGGTCGGGACCAAATTAGAACGGGACTGGACCTTCAGCAGGAGTATTATCAGCAGTTGCTGTTTCCTCAGCATCAGGATCAATCTCTCCTGTATCAATCTTGGTGTAAAGATCGAGAAAGGCTTCTCGGGTTTCCGTTTCAAAACGGGAGATGCACATTTTGATTGCCGTAAGGCGATTCGCAAAGATTGAATACGCTTTGGCAATGTGGCAAAGTCGTCGAGTAGAAACCACTTCGTCAACACCGTCATCATCAAACGTCTTTCGAATGATCTTACTCCATGCAACAAGCTTGGTAACAAACTCAGAGTC